AAAAAATGCTTGCACAAAAACAAAAAATAATGATATAATACATACATAGGAGTGATTAAATGGAAATCGAAATCTTTAAACCAACATTTACAATGCTAGTGGGTCTTCCTGCATCTGGGAAGTCCACATATGCGAATGAAAATGGGGATGATGCACTTTGGTTATCATCTGACAATCTTCGACAAGAGATTCATGGAGATGTTAATGACCAAGCCGACCCTGCAATGATTTTCCAAGAAATGGCGAAACGTACAAAAGAAGCGTTAAAAGAGGGCACAAACGTCATCTATGATGCTACTAATATCAGTCGTAAGAAGCGAAAAGGATTACTGCAACAATTGCCTAAAGGAGTACATAAGAAAGTTGTTTACATGACAACTCCATTCAAAACAGCAGTAACATTCAATCATGTGAGAGAAAGAACTGTACCATATGATGTGATTAAAAAGATGTACAAAAATCTTCAAATACCTATCTTTAGTGAAGGTTGGGATGAGATTGAATTTGATTATAGCTTTGTAGATAAGAGCTTCCCAGAAGCTAAAAGAGAATACATAACTAAGCAAGTCATGCTAAATAACATGGGATACAGAATCATGGAGGAACTTGCAAGAGTCATCCCAGAAGTATTCATATACATCTTAGATATGGCACAGGATTCAAAGTATCACGCATTCTCTGTAAGCCGTCATACATATCACGTTTACGACTATGTATTCAATAACTATCATGGTCAAGATAAGGAACTTATGCTATGGGTTGCGATGCTTCACGATACAGGTAAACATTTCTGTAAGAACTTCAAGAATCGTAAAGGTGAGCCATCTAGATATGCGAACTTCATTGGTCATGAACATGTCTCTGCTCAACTAGCAGTACACGTCCTTGAAAGATTAGGATTTGATACCACATTTATACATAATGCAACAACTTTGATTCAGTTTCATATGTACTTACTTGATGAAAGAGCTAATCGTGACAAGCTTATGAAACAAGTAGGAAAAGATATGTTTGACAAACTAGAGTTACTGCGTGAAGCAGATACTCTAGCACACTAAGGAGGAATTAGGATGATTGAGACATTTAAAAAATGGTTTGGTAAAGGTAAAGAAGAAGAGGAAGAGATTGATAACTTTACCTATAAAGCGATTATAAGATTTAAGGATGGCAGTACACTTGAAGTGCTAACCTTCTATTGGGAGAATCCTAATCAAGCTAGTCGTAGATTTGCAGATGCGTTAGAGTGCAACAGGTGGTTTTTCGTACAAGCTGTTTCTGGTGAGAGAATCATCCTTCAATCCGAAGAGGTAGATAGAGTCACTATTAATCCAGAACCAATTAAAGAATAATCCATACTAAAACATATGAGAAAAGGGGATGCAATATGACAAACAATACAAACAACGAGATTAAAAAAGTAGAAACTACAACAACGACAATTACAGGGATTAAACGTGACTTCATCTTGAATGAGAATGTCACTGAATCCTCTGTCAAAGATATCATCATTGGCATTCAAGCAGTTAATAGACACGATGATAAGAAACAGAAAGAAGACCCTAAATATGTACGTGAGCCAATCACATTGATTGTAGGCTCATATGGTGGAAGTGTATATGATGGATTTGCATTAGTAGCAGTTATTGATACTTCTGAAACACCAGTACATACATACTGCTTTGGTAAAGCAATGAGCATGGGATTCATCATCTTTGCATCTGGTCACAAACGCTTTGCACATCCATTAGCTACATTCATGTATCACCAGATTTCAACTGCTTTAGGTGGAGTGATTCAAGAAATTAAAGAAAGCCTTGAACAGTCAGAAGTGTTAATGGTGACTTATGATAACTATATCTTAGAGCACACGAATGTACCAAAGCACAAAATGGACTATGCAAAAGAGCGTAAGCAAGATTGGTATATTCCTGCAACAGAAGCTCTTCATTATGGTTTAGTAGATGAGCTTTTAGTATCAAAACGAAATAAATAATAAAGGGGTAATTGAATTTTGGATATCAATAAAATCTATGGTGTATTTTCACAGCTACAAGAAACGTCTGCAAAGACAGGTAAGGAAGCAATCTTAAAACGACATAAGGGTGATGAGGATATTCTCAAAGCCCTCAACTTCCTTCTTAATTCATTCATCACAACAGGTATCTCAACTAAGAAGATGAGTAAAGAGATTGTGTTGAAAGGCGATGCGAACTATCAACCAATCCAAGACTTTGACCACTTACTTACATACGTAGAAGAAAACAATAGTGGTCGTGATTTCACTGTACATATGATTCAAGAGTTTGCTAATAAGCATGACGAACATCTTGCAGAGTTTATCAAGAAGTTTGTAACGAAGGATTTAAAACTTGGAATCTCTGAAAAGACTGTAAACAAGATTTATGGTAAAGGTACGATTCCTGCATTCGCTGTAATGTTAGCAGAATCATTTGCTAAGAAAGAAGCGAAAGTAACAGGCAAATTCTTCATCACTCTTAAACTGGATGGAAACCGATGTGTTGCGATTCGTGAAGGCAAGGCTATCAAATTCTTTACACGTCAAGGGCAACCAATCTTTGACATGGTTGATTTAGAAGCACAGTTTATGAATCTTCCAGAAGGATATGTATATGATGGAGAGCTGTTACTTATCAATACAGATAACTTGCCATCTGACAAGCTATTCAGAGCTACACAAAAGGTTGTACGTAAAGATGGAGTTAAAGAGAATTTAGAGTTTCATATCTTTGATATGCTACCAGTAGCAGAGTTTTACGATGGCGTATCTAAACTTACATATGAGAAACGTAGAAATCAATTGAGCGTGCTAGAGCAACATGTAGCAGGTCAATCTAACATCCATATTCTACCAGTATTATATGAAGGAACAAATAAAGAAATGATTGCACACTTCATGAAGTGGGTAGAAGAGAACGGTCATGAAGGATTAATGGTCAATACTGCTGATGGCTTATACCTTAACAAGCGTACTGACGGTCTATTAAAAGTTAAGAAGTTTAAGACAGCAGACCTTCTATGTATGAGTGCAGAGAAATCTATTGACGGTCAATTTGTTGGATTACTAGGTCGTATTAATGTTGAGTATAAAGGTAATTTAGTCGGTGTTGGAAGCGGATTTACAATTGATGAACGTCAAAGATTCATCAACAATCCAGATGAAATTGTAGGAAAAATCATCGAAGTACAATTCTTCGAAGAGTCAACAGATGAGAAAACTGGTCAACTGTCACTTCGTTTCCCTGTATTCAAAGGTATTCGACACGACAAAGGCATTGAAGACATTAACTATGGAGAGTGATAATATGGCTAAACAATTAGTATATCGTATTGAGAGTATGTATGACAGAGAAGGAAACAAGATTGTAAATGAAAGACGACAAGCACGTAGATACTTTATCTCATCAATGCTTATTGGTAGTAGTGCAAAATTAGGACACGTAGACGACCCAAGAATGGTTACTACAACATCCACAATTGAAGATATCTTTATCCATATGAACAGTGTCAAGATTGTTACAACAAACACTGAATATTGGTTAACTCCATCTGTGGAGGACTTCGAATAATGAACTTCTTCAAACGACTATTTGGAAAGAAGGAAAAAGTCGATGGAGATTTAGAAATGGTGCGTTATGCTATTAAGCATAACGTTGCCATTATCGTTGGGAGTCAGATACCTTATAACAAGATGAGAGGTATTGACCAAAGGATTACAGTTTTACGTATCAACCAAAACTTTACATTTGAAGTTAAAGGGTCTACAGTTGAAAAAGCTGTACTGCATGATACAGTTAGTGATGAGTCTAGAGAATGGATTCTCAATAACACTCAAATTGAGATTGTAGAAATGGAGAAATAATATGAGAGAGCATATACTAGTTTTATTTTCAAAGGATGATATCGCAAGTATTTCAGCTAGAACAAAAATAGTTGAACAGCTACGTGGAAGATTCTTCAACGAAGGCGTAATGGTGAAGAAGACTAGGGAAGCCAGATATGTGTATGAGTTGACATTTGATAATGGCAGTATGGTTACTGCACTTCCTATTGGTCATGATTTACATGGATTGCGTGTGTCGCATATCTACCTTTGTAGAGAGGTTTTCAATATGGAAAATGGTGCAGAGTATGTTGAAAAAGTCTGCATTCCACACATGGTAACTGAAAACATGTATAGCGGTGTAAAAGTAGATGATAGAATGTTTACATTTAAGGTTGAGGACAGTAAATTAAATGTAGATTTTTATCAAAAAGATGTTGACGAAAGCAAATAATAATTATATAATAAAAACATCAAATGAAAGGGAGAGATAATATGATTAAAGTAAACGATAGATTAGTAGAGTTTGAGACATTTCCAAATGGTGAAACATTGTTGGTGAAAGAGAGCTTGCAAGGTAGCTTGCACAATGCAAAAGATAATGTCGTACATTTCAAGTATGAGAATGATGCAGACTTAATCAAACTTATGTTTGTTAAGAAACATATTGATAGTCTTACAGGGATGTTTGATATGAAGATTGCCTTATACATATACTACATGCCTTATAGCCGAATGGATAGAAGCGAAGAGCTTTCACCATTCACATTGAAACATGTTGCAAGTCTCATCAATGACTTAAACTTCAATCAAGTATTTGTCATTGAACCTCATTCAGATGTTACTCCTGCTGTGTTAGATAGAGCAGAATCAGTATTTGTAAACTTTGACTTAATCGAAAATGTTAAAGAGGAAGTCGGATTTAACATGGATGAGGATTACATAATGTTTCCAGATGCAGGAGCATCTAAGCGTTACGGTAAGATGAACGCTAAGAACGTTGCAATTGGTCACAAGAAACGAAACTTCCAAACTGGTCAGATTGAAGGCTTTGACGTTGTATTCAATAACGATGAGGATACACGTGGTAAGAAAGTAATCATCGTAGATGATATGACATCTTATGGTGGAACATTTATACATAGTGAAATTGCACTTCGTAAGATGTATGGATTCAAAGAAGTATACTTACTAGTTGCTCATGCAGAGAATAGTGTGTTACATGGTAATCCAAAAACAGGAATTAACCTGTTTGACCATATCGACAAACTATTCACTACAGACAGTATTTTAACAGAGTACAACAATTGGGAGTTTAAGAAATTTGAACCACAATTAAAAGTATATAGTTTGGAGGATTATGTGAATGGGAAGCTATGAAATCGGTGAGAAAGTACGAATAGTCAGAGAGGTTTATGGTCATGGGTTTGAGATTGGCGAGACAGTTATCATCAAGTCAATAGAGATAGAACCTTTCGATGGCAGTCTAAGCATCTTAGCCGTTACAGAAACAGATGATATCGGTTGGTGTTTAGGAGAAGAAGAGATTGAGAAAATAAATGACAGTTGGATTTTAGACCCATTAAAGGAGGATAAATAATATGAAACCTGTATATGAAGTTGGAGAAATTGTGGAAATTATTGAGAATTTTAATGCTCATGGATTTGAGATTGGTCAGCACGTGCGAATATTTGAATTAGATGATGATGGAACAGTTGATTCAGCAGTGAGCCTTGACGATGGAGAGCTTTGGTATATTGGTGAAGATGAAATTATTAAAATTGAAAACTAATAAAAACTAGGAGAGTGTTATTATGGTAACAACAAAATTTATTAAACCTGCATCTTTATTATGTGATTTCTACAAGGTGTCTCACCGAGTACAGTATCCATTCTCAACAGAGTATATTTATAGTACATGGACACCACGCTCTAACAAGTATTTCAAAATTGCAGACAAGGTTGTAATGTTTGGATTGCAAGCATTCATTAAGAAATACTTGATTGAATACTTTAATACATATTTCTTCCAACGTAGAAAAGAAGATGTTATTGCAGAGTATGAGCGTTACATCCGATTCACTTTAGGTGATGAGAATCCAGACTCTAGTCATATTAAAGAGTTATGGGAGCTTGGATATTTACCAGTTGAGATTAAAGCGTTAAAAGAGGGAACTTTAGCACCAATCAAAACTCCAATGTTAACAGTAGTGAATACAGATAAGAAATTCTTCTGGGTGACTAACTACTTAGAAACTATCATTTCAAATGAGATTTGGTTGCCGATGACATCTGCAACAATTGCTTATCAGTATCGTAAAGTATTAGATGAGTATGCATTAAAAACTACTGGTAGCACTGACGGTGTAATATTCCAAGGTCATGATTTCTCAATGCGTGGAATGGCTTCATTAGAATCTGCAATGGCTAGTGGTGCAGGTCACTTACTATCATTCGTAGGAACTGATACAATTCCTGCAATCATGTATCATGAAGAGTTTTACAATGCAGATATCGAAAAAGAATTAGTTGGAACATCTATTCCTGCTACAGAGCATTCAGTAATGTGTGCTAATGCAGATGAGACTTTAGATGAGACAGAGACATTCAGACGATTCTTAACAGAGGTTTACCCAACTGGTATCTTCTCAATCGTATCTGATACATATGACTTCTGGGATAACGTAGGTCGAGTGCTTCCTGCACTTAAAGATAATATTATGAGTCGTGATGGTAAAGTTGTTATCCGACCAGATAGTGGTGACCCTGTAGATATCTTATGTGGCACGCACTTCGAAGATTTAACTAATGAAAGATGGTGTAAAACATTAGAAGATGCGAAAGATTCATTCTACGAAATGATGATGGAAGACCTTAGAGAAAGAACACCTCATGGTGAATATGGAGAGTCAGAGATTTACGGTGCATTCAAATATGAAGACAAATACTATGAGATGGAGATTGATGTTGAATACAATCGCTATGACAAACAGTATTACTTCATTGAGGAACATAAGTTAACTAGATTCGAAGAGTTTGAGCCAAGCCTTCAAGACTTAGGTCTAGTAGAAGTGCTTTGGAATATCTTTGGTGGAACTATCACAGAACAAGGATATAAATTATTAGACTCTCATATCGGTGCAATTTATGGCGACAGCATCACAGTTGAGCGTGCAACAACGATTGTTAAACGATTAGCAGAAAAAGGATTCGCATCTACTAACGTAGTATTTGGTATCGGTAGTTTTACATATCAATATAATACGAGAGATACATTTGGATTTGCGATGAAGGCTACTTGGGCACAGATTGATGGTGTCGAGAAGCAAATCTTCAAAGACCCAAAAACAGATAGCGGTCTAAAGAAATCACAAAAAGGACGTGTAGTTGTAATTGATTCCCCAGAAGGAATTACATACAAAGACGGTCTATATAAAAAGGATGCAGATGCATTGGATTACATCGACTTACTACAACCAGTATTCCGTAATGGTAAGTTGTTAGTTGACCAATCGTTATCTGAAATTCGTGAGCGTTTACAAAATCAGTAAACAATAGAGGGTAGTCGAAAGACTGCCCTTAAATTTTATCTAAAATATTTTAAAAAACTATATACAAAAACCAAAGATAATGGTATATTATTATCAGAGGTGATAAACATGACAAGAGAGGAAAGAGAAGCAAAGCGTAATAGAAGAATTGAGCTTTCCTTCAAAACAATCATCTTTAGTCTATGTGTGTTATTGGCGTATATGATAGGATATACAAATGGTCAAAGTGATACATATGATAAGATTAACGATGAGATTAAAGCCCCACAATTATATGAGAAAGGGATGAAGATGTATGGGTAGTGTTGAAGATGTTAGAGTTGTACAAAGTGACCAAAGAGAGGTATTTGAAAGAGATGTTAAGAAGGCTGTATATGATATGCAACATAAAGGTTATGGTCGTGAGATTGAAATTCAATACTCAACAGTTGCAACAGGAAGTAGTCAAAGTATTAGATATAGTGCAATGATAATTTCAAGACATAAATAAAGTTAAAAAGTGTTTGACAAGCATAAAAGATAATGATATAATACTAGTATACCAAACAAAAGGAGAATGATATTATGATTAAAATTATTAAAGCAGACTTAGTAAAGGCAATGAAAGAGAAAAACGAGTTTAAGAAATCCGTATTACGTATGTTGTTAGCTAAGTTGGAGCAAGAAAAAGTTAAATTAAAATTAGGAACTGTAGAAGATTTAACAGAAGCACAAGTAGTTGAGACTGTTGTAAAGGCAGGAAAAGAATTAGATAAAGAGATTGAAGAGTATAAAAAAGTTGGTCGTGAAGTAGACAAGCAGTTAGAAGAAAAAGAAATCTTAACAGCTTACTTGCCAAAGCAATTAACAGAAGCGGAAATTCAAGACGAAGTAAATCATGCTTTAGAATTAGTAGAGCGTGGCGAATTAGCTGATGTGAACAAGGCAAAAGGCTATTTATCTCAAAAATTAAAAGGCAAAGCTGATATCAAGGTAGTTATGCAACTTTTAGCAAAAAGCCAGAAATAAAGTTGTCTCTATAGAGATAACTTTTGATACCTAGAATGTTTAATAAAATATAAATTTTATCAAGGGGTGATGTTATGCAATATAGTAAATTGAAGAATGAGATTGAAATGCTAGAATTAAAGCATAAGCATGATATGCAATTGCTTAAAATGCAACATGAACAGGATGTAAAAGAGCTAAAAAGCAAATGCACTCATACATATGATGATGGAACATCTGCAAAGACTTGGCAAGGTGTCCAGTGGGATTATTATTACAATTGTGCAATCTGCAATAAAACAATAAGTTAAAGGGGCGAACGCAAATGAAAAAACGTTTATCAGTATTGCTTACTATGATGATGGCTTTTGGTATGGTTGGTTGTGGAGGTGTACAACCAACTGATGATGCAGATACGTCTATTCAACAACAAGAAGAAGAGGATGAAGAGGATTGTGATGCAGAGGACTTCCGAAACAAAGAAGAGGATTGTGGATTCAAGAAGAAAAAGAAGCCTACTACTGCTACTACAGATACAAATCCTAATAATGCAAATGGAGTAATTGATTCAAATGGAGTGATTGCTCCTGCTCCAAATACACAGAAACCTGCACCAAAGACAGATTCAAAGAAAGTTAATACTAGTAAACCTAGCACTAGCAAACCGTCTACTAGTAAACCATCAACATCTTCAACGCCTAAAGTAAACATTAGCAAACCATCAACAAGCGTGTCTAGACCATCTTCACCGCCTGCACGCTCAAAATAGGAGGAAAATATATGAACACAAAATGTAGAGTAATGTTATGGGGAGAAGTAATTAGTGAGCACGATACATATATAGAAGCTATACTGGAAGCAGAGAAATTAGAGAGAGACACTGGATGTCCTTACAGAGTGAAAGGGAATAACGAAATGACATTAAAATACAAACACATCGCTATTGATTGGGATGGCACTATCGTTGAAGATGGAGCTTATCCAGAAGCAGGAGAATTTAAGCCACATGTAGTAGAAGTGCTTAAACGCATCTGGGAAGAATGTGGAGAAATTATTATATGGACTTGCCGTAATGGTGATGACCAAATTGCAAGAATTAGAAAGAAATTATATTCAGCAGGGATTTATGATTTTAAAATCAATCAACCATTCGACCACTTTACAAATATCTATGGTGGCGATAATGCAAGAAAAATCTTTGCAGACGTATATATTGATGACAGAGCAATCGGTGCGGTAATTGATTGGTATGAAATTGAAAAACAACTATTTGGGGAAATTTAACAGGAGGAATTAGTATGGAGGAAAAAGTATTAGGAGCATATGCAGATGGGAGTGAGATTAGATACATTGCAAAATGTTTTGAAATTACAGAGGAAGAAGTTTTAGAAGTCTTACATAACTTTAGAGATAAGAGCAGATTCAAACGGTCTTTCACAGATGATTTTAAGAAACTAGTTGCAGAGCGAGATTTGAAGTTTTCTAGACGACAGATTGCTGTAGAACTAGGAATCAATGTTGCAACAGTTAAGAAATCATGTGAGCAGTTTGGGAATGCATTGAAAGATAAAGCAATCAGCGACAATATGTATTCACTAGTTAAGGGAGTAGATAATTTAGATGTCTGCCCAACATGTGATAGCCATAAAGTAAATGCAATTGAATCTATCACAGATAATATTAACACCAAAGGAATCTACTGCATGAGCTGTGGAGATGAGCATTTTACAATGAACGACCTTGTTTACAAAGTCAATTTCGAATATCTAGAAGAATAGGAGAGATAAACATGAATTTATTAAATATTATTCCGAATCTCAAAATCAGAAAGGTAAAACCAACACAAAAGAAGAAAGTAGAAAAGAAAGAAACGAAGCAATTAAGCTTCAACTTTGAACAAGAACCTCATGAGAAGGTAATGGAGAATCTTACAGAGAGACAAAAGATGGTGTATCAATATTTAAAATCAACTTATGTTGATGGGGCGACTGCAAAAGAATTATCTGTAGCATTATTCAAAGAAGGATTAACTCCTTCACCAGAGCGTAATAGTACGCATCCACGATTAAATGAATTAGTAGACTTAGGTCTTATCAAAATAATTGGCAAAAAAGACTGTCAATTTACAGGGCGAAAAGTTACTATTTACAAAAGCAAATTATAATGATATAATAAAGGGGTAGCAATACATAATGACGAAAGCTGATTTAATTTATAAAGACAATCTTCGAGAAATACTTATCAATGGTAGTTGGGATGAGAACCCAAGACCTAAGTATGAAGATGGGACACCTGCTCATTCAAAGTTTATTACACAAGTGTTTGAGAAGTATGACCTATCAAAAGGAGAATTGCCAATCACAACTCTAAGACCAATACACATCAAGAAAGCAATTGATGAGATTTGTTGGATTTATCAAGACCAGACAAGTGACTTGGCAGTCTTAGAAGAAAAGTATGGCATCTACTGGTGGAGAGATTGGGGATTAGAAGATGGCACAATCGGTCAACGATATGGAGCTACAGTAAAGAAATACGATTTACTAAACAACTTCTTGGAAGGGATTAGAAAAGACCCATTCGGAAGACGACACATTCTTAGCTTGTGGCAAGTATTAGATTTCCAATCAACAGCAGGACTTCTACCTTGTGCATTCCAAATCATCGGAAGTTGCAGAAAGATAGAAGATGACATGTACTTTGACTTAACTCTAGTACAACGTAGCAGTGATTATGCTGTTGCAGGTCATATCAATATGATTCAATATGTCGCATTGCAAATGATGATTGCTCATCACTTAGGAATGAAGGTCGGTACTTTTGCTAGATTCACACAGAACCTACATATCTATGACCGTCATCTTGACCAAGCATATGAGATATTAAAGCGTGAACCTGCTAAAGAACAACCACAATTAGTATTAAATGCAGAAGGTAAATCATTCTATGAGATTACTTCTGACGATTTTGAATTAGTAAATTACAATCCAGTCAAGCCACAATTAAAGTTTGACTTAGGAATCTAGGAGGAAGAAAGATGAAAGTAGTAGTAACAGAATTAGTAAGTGACGATTTTGAATATGAGATGTTAGAGATTGTTATTGACGATACAACTAAATTTAAAGTTGATTGTGCAACAGATTCTATGGAAGACAATTTCTTATCTCGAAACTTTTCAGACTGCTATGACATCCCTGCTTTACTAGAAAAAGCATGGTTAGCAGGCAAGAATGGCGAAGACTTTAAACTACATTATGTAAAAGGAGACAACTAATAATATGGGTATTACATTAATCGCAATGACAGAAATCAACGGTGGAATTGGAGATAGTGAGAATGATTTACTATTCGACCTTCCACGTGACAGAAAACATTTCCAATCAGCTACTAGCGGAAAGGTAGTAGTAATGGGTAGAAAGACTTGGGATTCACTTCCTAAAAGACCTCTACCTAAACGAAAGAATTACGTGTTAACACGTGATACAGAATGGTCGGCAGACGGTGCAAAAGTATTACATTCTGTTGATGAGGTTTTAGAATTAGCAAAATCACGTGATGTATTTATCATCGGTGGTGGAGAGATTTATAGTCAGTTTATGCAATATGCAGACCGATTGATTATGACTCATGTGCATACTGTAAGTCTTGATGCACGTGTATTTTTCCCAGAAATTGATGTGCGACAATGGCATTTAGTCCATGCACAGAAAAACGAAGCTGATAAAAAGCATGAGCATGAGTTTACATTTGCTACGTACACAAGACGTACAAATGATGAACCAAAACTAGTAGAGCTAGTAGAAGTAAAAGAAGACCAAGAAAACAACTAAGGAGTGTTGTGCATGTACGGAATGCAAGAACCAAGTCGAAAAATTTTAATCTCTAGAGGGATTGATGAAGCATTAGCAGAAAGCGTTATCGCACAGATTGTGGAGATTAACGACCTTGATGCACAGAGAGCAGAAGCTTTAAAAGAGTACCGACCAGAACCAATTGAGATTTTCATTAACTCTGGTGGAGGAAGTGTTACCGATGGTTTTGCAATCATCGGTGCAATGGAGATGTCTGATACTCCAATCATTACATATGCATTAGGTTTAGTAGCATCTATGGCTCTAGCAATCTTTGTTGCAGGAGATGTGCGAATTGCTCACCGTTATGCACGATTAATGTATCACTCAATCTCTTACGGAATGTTAGGTCATATCACAGAGCACGAACAACAAATGAAAGAATGTGACCTGCTTCAACGTCAATACAACAGCTTAATGTATGACCGCACTAAGCTTACGAAAGATAAGTTAGATAGTATTCGTGCTATGAAACATGATTACTACTTCGGTGCAAGAGAAGCTGTGAAGCTTGGTGTTGCTCATGATTACTTAAAGAAGCCAGAACAACTTGAAGTAATGTTGCAAGCAGAAGCAGAGGTGCAAGAAGCTATGAAAGCATTGGAAGAAAAAGTAGCAAGTGCAGAATCAAAAATTACACCATCTTCAATTATCAGCACAAAATCATAAGTGGTAGATTTTCTACCACTTTTCTCTTTACAAAAACAAAAGATAATGGTAAGATATTAAACATAAGGAGGGGAGAACGGTGTCAAGTTTTAACATGTGGAAACACACGATACAAGTAACAGACCCAACAAAAACAGGACTAGTAAAGAAAATCATAAACAAAGAAGCGTGTGGTTGGGAATGTGTAAAGCCGTTACATACAGTACAGATTAAAGATGGATATATGGGTGGAAGAAATAAAGACCATCCTTGCTATTTTAGTCGAACAGAATTTGCAGTAGTTATGAAAAAGATTGGGAGAGTGGTTTAATGTTAGTAACATACACAGGAAAGATTTTCGATTATAAAAATATCAATAAGGATAATATCTGTATTGATGATGTGATTCATAGTATCTCGAATCTTAATAGATTTGTAGGACATTCTTCACGACCATATAGCGTAGGAGAACATACTTTATGGTGTGCACTGATGGCTCACAAACTAGGATACACAACACGTCAAATCCTTTTAACACTGATTCATGATTTTGAGGAAGCTTATACTGGTGATTGCCCAACACCTCTGAAAGAACTGCTACCAGAATTTAAAGAGATTGCTAAGAAAGTTGAACATGCAATCTATGAACATCTTGAAATTGAACCTCCAACAGAGGAAGAACATGCGTTAGTGAAACGTGTTGATGCAACTATGCTTGTAGTTGAGATGAGAGATTTGACACTTCATGACTTTGAAGAGTTTATTGATGAGCATACATATGAGGACATTATCTTTGACCCAGAGTTTGATTTAAAGAAAGCAACACCTAATGTCAAACTCACTTTAAATATGATGTTTAATATTATGATTGATAAATACAGAGAGGAACTTGCCAATGAAGAAGTTTAATTTTTATGCAGGTTTGAAGCAGGAGCATTATCATCTAGAAGCTTTAACAGATGTAATGCTTCCATCTTTATTTGATGCGTTTGAGTTTGCTAGAGACTATGCAACATGTAGATACTATCAAAATCCAGAACGTGATATCTTAGAAATCATGAAGAAGGAGGATGTCAAAGAGGATAAAGCTCA